AACTCTACGAAATACAATCAATGGTGTAATTAAAGAGCCCTTAACATCACGAACATAACCTTGTTTTTGTATTGAGTTCCATCTTTCTGCGTTAGCGTAGTAAACAGGAACTTTAACTTCTTGTCCGTTGATTGTTGTTGTTGGTTTGATAACTTCGTTAAAATAATACATTATAGCCGCATCAACATCCATTAAACCAATAGAAATGTTTTTTACATTATCTTTTCTTTGGTTTGTTTCAGAACCTCTACCTCGTTGTAGTCCTCTATTGAGTTCTCTACCTTCAAGTCTTCTTTGTGTTCTTGGTAATGGTTTTGTTCTATCGGCCATTATTCAACTCCTAATTCCAATCCAATTCTTTTTGAATATTCTTTTTGTGTATTGACGATACTATTAAATGATTCTGGTAATAAGTATCCTTTCATACTTAAATCAAATGTTGTTTTGATAATTCTTTCTCCTTCAAATTCTGAAGCATCTGTAAATGATGATATACCAGCTTTAAATTTAAATTTATCAGGTTCTCCCCAATAAGAATTTTTTGACCAACTTATTTTTTCTATGATTTTATTCATTTGGTCTATGTATGGTGTAAATACAATACAATTATAATTTATAGTAACATAACTTGGAATAGTTACATTGTAAACTTCTTCTAATGGTTCATCATTTTCAAATAATGTTGAAGTTTGTGTAAATCTGTTTTCTTTAGAAAATTTCTTTTTAAATGTATAATTAGATGCTTCTGTTGCTGGTTGTAAAGAAGGTGTTAAGAAAGCATTGTTTGATTCTCTTGATACTGATGTTCTTTTAAAAATTAAAAGTGGTGTAATAAACTGACCTTTAACATCTCGTAAATATCCAAGTTTTTGAATTGATTTCCATCTTTCTGGATTTGCATAATAAACCGGAACTTTAACTTTTTCACCATTATCTATTACTTCTGGTTTGATTACTTCTCTAAAATAATACATAACAGCGGCATCAATATCTAACAATCCAACCGAATAGTTTTTTGTTTTGTCATCTGTTCTAGATGTATCAAACCCTCTATTGAAATTGGTTTGTGTTGTTAGGATTTCTTCTGTTCTTGGTAAAGTTTTACTTCGTTCCATTAAATACTTCTCACTTCTTCAATGTTAAGATTACTTCGTCTTAACAAGTTAGCACTACAAATGACTGAGTGAATATGTTGTCCGTCAAGTTGTTTATATTGTCCACCAACTAATTGGTTTTCGTTTATACCAGTGATTTCCCAATAAGCGGTAAACCACTCAACTACATCTCCTATTTCCAATACTAAACTTAAATCTCTTAAAGATTGTCTTACAAATGAAAATGTTGCATTTTGTCTTAAATCTGGTCCAAATTCATCTGTATTAAATGTCATATCTTCGGCTTCAACTAAACAAGCTATTTCAACACCAGGTTTAAATACTTTTCCGTCTGATGTTTCACCATACATATTAGTTTCTGTATTACTTGCGGATATTTTATAAACAATCACAGTCTGGTCAATGATTCCACTATTTGCGTTATTTAAATCACCGATAAGTTCTTTATTAACTCTATCAAATGTATCTAAATCTTTTTTTCCGAAAAATCGTGGGTTTGCCATCTCTCACTCCTAACCTATGTAGATTGGATAAGGGACTTTTTTTAGTTTTTCTTGTAGGAACTCGGATTCATCTTTGTCTGCTTCCATAAGTGCTTTACGAGAAGTCTGTTCAAGTATTTCTCTAAGTTGTGTAACAAGAGCTTCTTTTTCGGCTGACGCTTCTGACCTCAAAGTGTCTCCGTCCAAGCTTGTTTCAGCACCAGGTATCGGGATAGCTCCATATTTACTCCTTACTATACCTAATAATTCCTTTGTTAGTGCTAATCCATATTTTCTAATCCATTGTTTCCCTACATCATTAATACTTGTAAATTTCATATTATCGTAAGGAACATTGGAAAAGTCGGAAATTACATCTGAACTTCCTGAATGTTCCGTTATTAACGCATTATCTCTATCTGAACGAACCACATATTCAAAATGTAATTTGTAAGATGAGTCTGGTCTTGGGAATATTCTTAATCTATTATTTCTTAATTGAAATGAATATGCTGACTTTCTTATTTGGTCGTTTAATTCAATGGCTTGTAATCTCAACATATCTGCGTAAACTGGCATCATTAAAAATGTAACTGCTGGTGAGTAATCACCAAAACCAAATTGGTCTAGTAAATTCATTGTTCCAGCACCAGTTCCTGCATAAGGGTCAAAGTATCTTTGAACTGCTGGTGTTTCTTCATAAAACACTCTTTGTAGTTCTATTGCATTACCACTTTCACTTACATCTGCCCATAGTGCATTTAAGTCATATGTTTGAGAACCACTTACCACATCTACTGAACCTGATTTTACCTCAACTAAACCACCAACTCCGGCTTCTGTTCCGTAAGCTTGTGATAAGAATACACTTCTACCTAAGTTCGGGGTTACTCGTTTATGTGTTAAATTTGAAGAAGTGGATTGTCCTTGTAATGATAATAAATTGTCTTTAATGTTAAATTGATTTATTTGAGCACTATATTCAGACACACTTTCCTCTAAACAAGCGTAAAATTGTTTATCTTGTAATTCCACATTCATTAGTGGATAACCTAATCTTTTTGCACACCAGTCAGCAAACTTTGGAGCTTCTGTTTGAAACTCTGAGTCTGTATCGTAAAATCCAAATGGTGTATTACCACTAACTGCTGAACCTGAACCAGGCCATATTGGTTCTTGAGCCATATAAATTTCTCCTTAATTTGTTCTATTAATAAATATAACGAAAACCAAAAAACCCCCAGCGAACTGGGGGTTTTTCGTGATAAGTATTACTACTCGACTATGTAATGTTATTTATTACACTTTGTCTACATCTGCAACAACAACTTTACCATAGAATTCGCTTCTGACCATCTTCTTAGCGTATCTGGTCATCACGCCTTTTCTAGGTGTGAAGTTAGTTGGGTCGTAAACAAGTGGTGTCATAATTAACGGCACATATGGTGAATACACAGCACCTGTTTCTAAGAAGTTTGAACCTCTAAATCCAACAAGGATTTGATTTTCTTGCATGTAAGGGTTCTTGTATACATTGTATCTATTGTTTAATAGACCAACTTTTTGAACACCCATTGCGTAAGAACTATCTACTGAACCATCTGAAGTTGTAGCATATCCAGGAATAGATTCTAGGATTGTTGCTGTTTCAGGTGATATAACAATAAAGTTAGCTCCACCTCTTAGTGTTTTTTGGTGAATTGCGTTAGATACTGATTGTATCTTGTTTCCAAGTGTCTGGAACCACTCACCTTTTGTGTAAGCACTTGCGTTTGTAGCAGTGTTTTTGAAAGAGTCACTTGAACTTTCATACTCACGACCTACAAAAGCTGACCATCTTTCTGTCTTAGCTGTAGCACCTGACATTAACATATCAAGAATTTCTAAATCAATTTCCATTGAAATATACTCACTTAATAGTGATGTTAGTTCTGCTTCAGCATCAACTGAATGGTAAGCGTTTAAGTCTTGAGCAAGTTCAGGAGTCCAAACTGCTTTTAACTTACGAGTTTTCGCTACGATAGCGATACTTCTTAATGCTATGTCGATTTCTGGTATTCCAGCATCTGATTCAGCACCTGTTCCACTAGCT